TCAAACCGGTCTGGGCGCTGGCATCCGACTCGGCCTTCTCCGCTGCCTATGCGATCGCGGCCGCCGCCTCCCGCGTCTATGTGACGCAGACCGGTGGTGTCGGATCGATTGGCGTCATCGCCATGCATGTCGATCAGTCGGTACGCGACACGCAAGAGGGCTATCGCTATACAGCGATCACGGCAGGCGACCAGAAGAACGACTTCTCACCCCATGCCCCGCTGGACAAGGAAGCGTCGGCGCGACTGCAAGCCGAGGTGGATCGGCTCTACGGCCTCTTCGTCACGCACGTCGCCGCCATGCGCCGCCTCGAGCCCCGGTTTGTTCGCTCGACCCAGGCCGGGCTGTACTTTGGGTCGGACGCGGTGATGGCGGGCCTGGCGGATGCCGAAGGCAGCTACGAGCAGGTCCTGGCTGATTTGAGTTCCACCCTGGCGACCCCTCGGTCGCGAGGCGTTCCCCTGGCGGTTGCGAATACCTCGCTGTCCGTCGCCGTCCCTTTGCTCCTGGAGAACCTTCCTATGCACACCCACGAACCACCAGTCGTTTCTGAACCGACGGACGACACCGCGACTACGGCGCCGGCCGTCCCCGTTTCACCTGTCATTCCCGCTTCCGCCCCTCCCGCCCCCACTTCTGCAACCCCGCCGACCTCTCCGGATGACGACGAAACGTCGGGGACATCCGTCGCTGATGTCGCCGCCGCAGCCGGTTCCGCCCGGACCGAGGCACTGGCCATTGCCGAACTCTGCCACCTAGCTGGGCACCCTGAACTCACCGCCGGCTACCTCGCGTCGAACCTGTCGGAATCCCATGTGCGCAAAGCGCTACTCGCCATCCGTGCGGAGACAGTCGAAATCGCCTCGACCTTGCCGCCCGATGCGAATCCGCCGGCAGGGTCATTCACCGCCTCACCCAATCGCGCAGGCAGCAACCCGCTGCTCAGCGCCATTCACAAACTCACTGGAAAGGAGTAAGCCATGACGGCCATTACCGAAGGACTGAACCTCGGCGATCTCTTGAAGTACGAGGCGCCCAACCTGTATTCGCGCGAGCAGGTCACCGTCGTCGCCGGCCAGAACCTGGAACTGGGTGCGGTCGTGGGGCGCATCACCGCCAACGCCAAGTTCAAGGTGTTTGATCCGGCGGCCACCGACGGATCGGAACTCCCGGCAGGCATTCTGCTGGGAGCGTGTGATGCCACGCTGATCGACCGGGACGACGCGTTGCTGCTCGCGCGTCACGGCATGGTCGCCTCCAACGCCGTGGTCTGGCCCGCCGGCCTCACCGTTGAACAAAAAACTACCGCCCTCGCCCAACTGTCTTCGCTGGGCGTCCTCGTTCGTCAAGGAGTCTGACCATGCAGAACCCGTTCTCGTCCCCCGCCTTCTCGATGGCCAATCTCACGGCGGCCATCAACTTGCTCCCCAACCGCTATGGGCGGATGGAGTCCCTCAACCTGTTCCCGCTGAAGCCGGTACGCTTTCGTCAAATCCTGGTCGAAGAGCGAAATGGCATCCTGACGCTGCTGCCCACCTTGCCGGTCGGCAGCCCCAGCACGGTCGGAGTGCGCGACAAGCGCACCATGCGCTCCTTTATCGTGCCGCACATTCCCCACGACGACGTGGTGCTGCCCGAGGAAGTCCAGGGCATTCGCGCCTTTGGCTCGGAGACGGAAACCGAAACCGTGGCCGGGGTCCTGGCGCGTCATCTGGAAGTGATGCGCAACAAGCATGCGATTACGCTGGAGCATCTGCGCATGGGCGCCGTGAAAGGGATCATCCTGGATTCCGACGGCTCCGAGCTGTATAACCTGTTCAGCGAGTTTGGCATCACCCCGAAGACAGTGAACTTCCAACTAGCGACGGATGCCACCGATATCCGCAAGAAGTGTTTCGAGGTCTTGCGCCACGTCGATGACAATCTGCGCGGCGAGTTCATGACCGGTATCCACTGCCTGTGTTCCCCCGAGTTCTTCGAGAAACTGGTGGCGCACCCAAAGGTCGAGAAGGCCTACGAGAACTATGCGCAAGGTGCGATGCTGCGGGACGACGTGCGCCAGGGCTTTGCCTTTGCCGGACTGAGCTTCGAAGAATACCGGGGACAAGCCATTGATGTGAGCGGAACCCCCCGGCGGTTCATTGCCGCGGGTGAAGCGCATTGCTTCCCGCTGGGAACGATCGACACTTTTGGTACCTATGTGGGCCCCGCCGACTTCAACGAAACGGTCAATACGCTGGGCCAGCCGCTCTACGCCAAGCAGGAGCCGCGCAAGTTCGAGCGCGGAACCGATGTCCATACGCAGAGCAATCCGCTGCCGATGTGCCATCGGCCCGGGGTACTGGTCAAACTGACCGTATCCTGAGAATGGACGTTGGCGCACTCTATGACGCGGCAGCCTCCTCCGGACTGCTGACGTCGGTGACGTTTGGGGCGACGCAGGTCATGGTTGATTTTCAGGCGCCTGACGAGGACGTGCTCAATGGACTGGGGGTGAGCCGTGGCTACTCTCTGCGCTATCCGCAGATCCGCCTGACGCTTAGCCCCGGCGATGAACTGGTGGTGGCTTTGGTGCGCTACCGGGTGCGCGAAGTGACGCAGTTGGGCGACGGTTCGGAGTGTCGGGCGTCGCTCACGCGACTCTAGCGGAAACTCAGGGGCCGATCTTGATCCAGCCGTTCCACTGCATGCGGTGGATCGCGATATTGGCCGCGCGACGATCAAACCGCTCCGGATCGAAGTCGAGTCCAGCCCAGGTCTGCAGTCGCAGGGCTTCCTCACCATAGGGGGCATTCTCCAGCGTCGCGAACATCTCCTGGTAGCCGGAGATCCCCCCGGCGTCATCGGGGGGACAGGCGCGCTCGCCGGCTTCAATCCAGACGATGCCTCCGGCGCGGTGCGGAGCGACGTCGTCATTGATAGATTCGACGCGAAGGCTGTGCTCCCAACTGTCGCCAAAGTCATAGAGATAGAGACAGGTGTCGCCCACATCGAGCAGTTGATTGAGTCGGAATTTCTTCTCGTCCAGCAGCTTCCAATCGGTATCGTCGTACTCGGGATCCGGCACGCCATAGTGCTGCTTGCGGATCTCGAACTTGTGCAGATGGGCGTCCGACCAGCCCATGGCCGCCTGCAGGACGTGGTGAAGCGCGGCCAGGCGGCAGCGGCCATCAACCACGATCTGACGCCAGATCGGCGGCTCGGCACCCACCAGATCCACGCGCAGGGTGTAGAGGCACGGGGTCGATTGGCTGCGGCGATGTTTCTTCTTGGGCGGGGTGGTCTCCATGACAGTCTGCAGCTCCTTGAAATTGACCTCGCATTTTACGGACATCACGCAAAACTTCCATGACCCTATCGATGCGAGAGCGTCTGCTGCAAGACGTGATTACTCGTCTGACACCGGGTGCCATGGCTGCCGGGGCGCGAGTCCTGAGATCCCCGCCGACAGGGCTCCCCCGCGAGCAGTCGCCAGGGCTACTGGTCTTCCCCGAGTCGGACAGCATCGTGTCGCGACCCAACGACCGCGTCGAGCGGCAATTGGTCATTCGGGTCGTAGCCCTTGCCCGCGAGACAGGGAGCGCTACGCCGGAGGTGATTGCCGACCGCTTGCTGGTGGCGGCTCACGCGGCCTTGTTCGCCGACGTCACGCTCAGTGATCTGTGTTTAGGCATCAAAGAACTCGACTGTGAATGGGACGTAGAAGACGCCGATGCCACCGCAGTGGCCGTTCCAGCGCGCTATCAGATCACCTACCGCACCTTGACCCACGACCTCACCCAGAAAGGATAACGCGATGCCGCACATCGAACTTCTCAAGACGCACACCCATGCGGGCGCCGAGCATGGCGCGGGCACCGTCATCGATGTCGATGACGGTACCGCACAGTGGCTCATCGCACACGGCGTCGGCCAAACGCTGGCGCCGGCTGAACCCCGACGTTCCCGTCACAACGAAGCACCCCACGCAACCCCTCTCACCTCAAACAAGGAGTAACACCTCATGAGCTATTTCTCTGGACAAGGACGCGTATTCATCGGCGCGCGTGACAGCAACGGCAATCCGCAGGGGCTCACCTTCGTCGGCAACGTTCCCGACCTCAAGGTGTCCCTCTCGGTAGAAACCCTGGAGCATCAGGAATCCCAATCCGGCCAGCGGCTGACCGACCTGCAACTCATCAAGACCAAGAAAGGCGAGTTTGCCTGCACGCTGGAGGAACTCATCCAGTCGAATCTGGAACTCGCCCTTTACGGATCGACCACGACCGTGACCACCGGTACCGTCACCGACGAGCCGGTCATTGCCGCCGCCGAACTCGGCAAGCTCTACCTGTTGGGTAAGCAGAATGTGTCCACAGTGGTGATCAAAGCCGGAGCAACGACAGTGGCCAACACCAAATACACGGTCAATGCCAAGCACGGATCGATCATGTTTACCGACCTCACCGGCGTCACGGGGGCGATCGGAGCCAGCTACAGTTATGGCGCTTCCAGCGTCACCGCGATGTTCACGCAGCCTCTGCCAGAACGCTGGGTCCGCTTCGAGGGCTTGAACACGGCGGATGCCAACAAGGAAGTCGTGATCGATCTCTACCGGGTGGCGATCAACCCGACGAAGGATTTGTCGGTGATCGGTACGGACTTGATGAAGTTCGAACTCTCCGGTCAAGTGTTGGCCGATCTCACCAAAGCGGCAGCCGGTGCGCTTGGCCAGTTCGGCCGCATCGTGCTCATGTAGCACCCGACACCATGGGTGATCCCTATGCAGCCCTGCCGCCGGTGCCCGTCGTCATTGTCATCGGCGGCCAACAGATCGAGCTAACGCCGATCAAGGTCGGCGAAGTGCCGGCGTTTGCGCGCGCCCTGCAGCCGGTGACGGAACACCTGTCGGCCTCCCCCGACTGGCTGGCGCTCCTGGCCTTGCATGGCGAAGCGGTGATTGACGTGCTCGCCATCGCCAGTCGTCGTCCCCTCGACTGGGTGACGGGTTTGGACCTCGACGAGGCAGTGCGTTTAAGTGAAGCGGTGTTCGAGGTGAATGCCGATTTTTTTATCCGGCGGCTGCTGCCGACCCTCACCAAGGCAGCGGGCCGGATAGGGCAACGGCTGAGTGGGCCAGCATCGTCCAGCGGCTGATCGGGGCGGGCCACCGCTACCTCGACGTGATGGCATACACCCGAGCGCAGGTAGCGGCGTTCCTGGCCGCGATCGAACAGCAGGAGACCCGTCGTCTGGCGAATTTGCTGACGGTGGTCAGCGTCGGCGCACAAGGCTCGGGAGAGACCATCAAGAAACTGATGCGGTGTCTCGATGCTTAGGATTTCGCTTTCCACCAGCGGCTTACTCGACAAATCCACGCTCGACGCCTGGTCACGGCAAAAGCAGGCCGCCATTCACAAGGCCGTGGCCACGGGCATGCGTGACGGTGGCAAGGTCGTGGCCGATGTCGTGCGCAGCAAGATGAAGACCGATTTCACAGTGAAGAAGTCTGCCTTCCTGAATTCGCTACGCGCCAAGGTCTATGACCGCAATCCGGACAAGTTCCCGGCGGTCCTCATTGGCTCGAAGATTCCCTGGCTGGGCATCCATGTCCGGGGTGGCACGATCTCTGGCCGGATGTTGATTCCGCTCACCGAAGAAGGTCGTCGCATTGGCCGCCGCGCCTTCAAGCGCGTGATTGATGCACTGATTCGTTCCGGCAATGCGTATTTCATTCAGAAGAACGGCCGCGTCATCGTGATGGCCGAGAACCTGCGTGAAAACGCGTCAGCACTGGCGCGATTCAAACGGGCTGAACGAAAACGCACAGGCACCAAAAGCGTAAAGCGCGGCCAGGAAATCCCCATTGCCGTTTTGGTGCCAAAGGTGGCCATGAAACGTCGCTTCGATCTGGAAAGCTCGGTGCGGGGACAACTACCCGTACTCGCCCGTGCCATCGAGGCGCAACTACACAAGATCTAGGACATGACTCAAGACCGCGCCCAACTGCTGATTACCGCTGTCGATCAGACTCGGTCGGCGTTCGACTCGATTCGCGGCAACCTGGGCAAACTCGGCGACGAGTCGAACCGCGTCAAGGGGATGCTGGCAGGCCTGGGAGTGTCGCTCTCGATCGCCGGGTTTGCCGCCATGATCAAGAGCGCCATTGACGCGGCAGATCATCTCAACAAACTCTCTCAGAAGATCGGCATCTCGGTGGAGGCGCTGTCGACTTTGCGCTTTGCCGCACAGTTGTCGGACGTGAGCCTGGAGACCTTGCAGAAGGGCATCAAGGGCTTATCGCAGAACATCACCGAGGCCAATACCGGCATCGGCGACGGGGCGCAGATGTTCAACGCACTCGGTATTTCAGTCAAGAATGCCGATGGCAGCATGAAGTCGACCGAGGCGGTGCTGCTGCAGGTGGCCGATGTCTTCGCCAATCTCGAAGACGGGGCGGTCAAGACAGCGCTGGCCGTCAAGATATTCGGCAAGAGTGGGATGGACATGATCCCGTTCTTGAACCAGGGGGCGGCTGGCATCAGTCAACTCACGGCGGAAGCCGAGCGACTAGGGTTGAAGCTGACCACCGAGACGGCACGTTCGGCGGAAGTGTTCAACGACAACCTTACTGCGCTCAAAGCATCCTCTTCATCGCTTGGCATCTCGCTGGCCCGTGACTTCCTTCCCGAACTGACCAACATCACCAACGCCATGCGCGAGGCGGCCAACGAAGCCGGAACGCTGAAAGCCTTGTGGGTGGGTCTGGGGGGCGTCGGCAATTTGATCTTCAACGGAACCGAGATCAAGCAGGCGCGAGACGAGATCAAACGCATTCAGGAATTGGTCGATTCCACCCGCCAGAAGGTGGAGTCGGGCAAGACACCGGTGCCGTTCATGCCCTTCGACGTCAAGTTCAACGAGGGTGCGATGGCCACACTGCGCCGCAACCTCGCGCAATGGGAACAAGAACTCGCGGCGGCACAGGGGCGTCTCAAATCCCTGACCGAACCCGCCCGACCGGAGGCCAAAAGCCCTACCGGCAAGCCGACCGAGGACATGCAGCGCATCGCCTGCGTGGTCTCGGGTGGACAGTGGGTGAACGGCAAATGCGAAAAGAAGGCCGCCGGCGGTGCCGAAAAGGACACGACTGGCGCACAACTCGCCGTGGTCAAGGCGCAAGCCGAGTCCGAATTCAAAGTCCTGAAGGAAGGTCTCGATCTACAAAAAGCCACCCTCGACCGATCACTCGACGGCCGGCTGGTGTCCGTGCGCGACTACTACGCCCGGAAGACGCAGATCGAGCAGCAGGCCATCGACCAGGAACTTGCCGCGAAGCAGCAAGAACTGAGCGCGCAATCAGCGGTGGCTGTCGGTGGCAAGGATGACGCGCTGCGCCTGCGCGCCAAAGCCGAGGTGAAGAAGCTCGAGGGCGAGATCACCGTGCTCAACATGAAGCGCGGCGAAGTCGAGATCGCCAACGCGCATGCCGCCGCCAAGGCCGAGAAGGAATTGGCTGACGAGTTGGCCCGCGTGCGCGACCGCATGGCCGAGATCCGTGGTGGGGCCGGCGGCGACGTCACCCGCACCCGGCTCGAGCGCGAATACCAGCCGCTCATTGAAAAACTGCAACGCATGGGTGACACCACGGGGGTGGCCGATGTCGGCCGTCTGATCAACGTCGAAGCGGACATGGCCGAACTGGCCAAACTCGAACGCCAATATCAAAACGT